TTGCTTATCAAACTCAGCAAGTATTGCATCGAACTCAGCTAAATCAGTAGCAGCGTTAACACCAGTAACACCAGTAGTTATATTACCTCTATCTTCAATAGCAGCAAATAAACCTTCAGTACCAACCTGATCAGCACCAGCAGTTGAACCAGCAACAAGTGCAGATCCATCAATTGTAGATGCAACAGCGTTTAATTCACTTTCTAACATTGCCATTTCAATGTAGTCAGTAAAACGTGCTCTTGTGTCAGCTTCAGCTTTTAAGTACCATAAGTAACCTGATTGTCCAGACTCAGAAGCTACTTCAACCCAACCAATTCTAGCTGTATCAGAACCTGATACCTCGTAGTAATCTTTCATAATAATTGGCTTGTTTTTAAAGCTTTTAAATCTTGGCTCAATAGCACCTCTAGTGTCAGTAGCTGAACCATCACCAGCAGTCAAGTAGCTCATACCTTTACCATATTCAGAACCATAAACTAATATAGTAGTATCTTCAGTTCCACCAGTAGTTGATAAACCAGCAGTGTTTAAATCTGCGTGAGAATAAGGTTGTACGTCAATAACTGTGTTACCAACAGCTTCAACAATACATCTAACAACTCCTTCAGAGTTTGCTACAAGAATAGTATCGTTAACACGGATAGGTAAAGAACCAGAAACGACAGCTAAACCATCAATGTCTTTTTCTAATTCAATTTGTCCACCAGATGCAGTACCACCAGCGTTTGACTCGATGTGACCTTTAAATGAAAGGTGTAGTCTACCTTGCTCAGACCAAATAACTTGGTCAGCAGTCATAGACTCTTCAGCCCCAACTTGTGATAAGAAACCTGAAATAGTTCTCGGTCCGAAAACTTCAGCTTCTTTCTCCATTAGGTCTGGTAAATATTGTTGCCCCCAGTTTATACCAGAAGCAGTAAAATCAATGTAGTTTGTTGATAGTGCTTGCTGCTGTGGAGCAGGTACACTATTCAAGTTACCACCGGGATTTGAAATAGGCATAATTTTTAAATTTTAAATTGTTATTATTTTCTTTTAATTTTAAACTTAAAACCAGAATCATCATTATTAAGTGCTCTAACTTTATAACCACTAGTGTTGACATTTTCATTGTGAGCTTGTCTCGGATCCATGCTTACATTTTTAGATTTAGCAATACTGTCTTTTAATGCATCAGCCTTGCCTTGCTCGTAAAAATGGTTTGCAATTTGATCCGCGTTCATAGCGGTAAAAAGTCCTTTGTGATAACCTGCAGCGTCTTCCATTTTATTATCCTTGTTCAAAAACTTTTTGACAAAGTTATTAATGTCGCTTTGAGTTTCTTTTATTTTGTTAGCGTCTTTGACATTAAATCTAAACCTTTTATCTCCAACATTATATTCAAAACCTTTGAACTCATTGTTAAAAACATTTTCAGTTTTATTTTTAAAAATGTCAACAGACTCTTTATAAGACTCCGATTGTTCGTTATATTTGTTGAAAAAATTAATAGCTTCTTGCTGCTCTGTAGTGAGCTTTGATCCGCTTTTAATTTCTTCATAGTATTTGGATTTTACACTTTCCAAGTGTTGCCTTGCAGAAGCAACTTGCTCCTTCATGGCTAATTTTTTTCTTTTTATTTCTGTTTCTGTGTGATCTTCTTCGTCATAAGCAAAAGTATCATCCATAATAAACTCAATTTCATCTTCTGATAAATGAGGTTTTGTCGATTTATAATATTCTCTTAATAACGTGTGATTATCTAACTTTTCATAATCTTGATTTAAAGCTACATAATCATTTATATCACCACCAGTTTCTTGCATAAAGCCAACTAGTTTTTGTATGTTTTCGGGAAGTTCTACACCTTGTTCTTCAGATTTAGTTACAGCTTCTATAACTTCTTTTTCAACTTGCTTAACTTGCTCTTCAACTTTATCTGTTGTTATTTCCTCAACAACGGGTGTTTCTTCATTTTGAACGGCGCCACTTTCTCCGGCAGGTTCTTCATTTGTTGTTTTGATGTTTTCCTCTTGTACCTCTCCGCTAACTTCGGATTTGTCTTGTACAGGAATCTCATTTGTGCTTTGCTCCGAAACGGCATCTTCTTCTTTTTTTATTGGTTCATCTAAGTTAACTTTATGAACAACAGCTTCGCTTAAATCTTCAGCTGGTTGTTTCATTTTAGCTTTTACCTTTGTAACGTTACCTTTAGTCTCGCTATTGTCAGGTTGGTTTTCTTTTTTTGCTTTTACTTTTATTTTACCAGTTTCGTTATCCGCAACTGGCTTTTCTTTTTCTGCCATAATATAATATAATAATAGTTAATAATTTTTATCTAGGACCAAATTGTGATAAGTCAATACCACCCATTATATCATTACCTGATGATTCAAAGTTTTTAGGTGGTTTTCCTGTTTTTCTTTGGTCTATAAGCTCGCTTTGTTGCGATGCTTGTATTTTTGTTCTTTTGTCTTTTCTGTCTTCTTTTTCTGTTTCAACAGATTTTTTACCTTGTACCTCTAATCCTTTTAACTGCATGTTAAACTGAAACTCTGTTTGCATTAATAGTTTTTTAACTTCAGCTTCTTGATATAATTTTTCTATTTCAAGTTGATTTTGAGCGGTAGCTATTTGTATTGCTGTATTAGCAGCTGCTTGTTGTTTTTGTTGTTCAAACTGTGCTGAAGCTTGCTGTTGCTGTATATTAGCATTAGCTTGTGCCTGCATGTTTTCTTGCTGCATTTTTTGATCTCTATCTATTTTCTTTTTTCTTCTAATTTTTAATAACTGATTAGCAAGTTTAATATTTTTAATTTCTCTAAGATCAATAGCGTCTTCAAGCTCTATGTTTTGTTGTGCTAAAGCAGCTTGTATATTGTTTTCAAGCATCGCTTTTTCTTCTTCGTCTGGTTGTAGCTGTATAAATATACCAAAGTCATATAAATGAAGTTGTGACATCTCAGTTAACGTAGCAACATTATGTGCGCCTATTTGTTGTATAAACGCTTTTTTAGTTGGTGCATATTCTATAATATCAGATATTCTAAGTGATAAACACTCGCAAACTTGTTGTGTTAAAAATAAACCTCCTTGTAATATATGTCTAGTTGCTGTATTACTATTTGCTGCTGCTAGTTTTTGTACACCAACTAAAGCTTTAGGATCTGGATTAGCAGCGTCTCTAGCTTCATTTAAACCTGTTACATCTCTAATCATTTGTAAGTAATAATTATAATTACCTATAAGTGACTGTAATTTAGCCCCTCCACTACCTGATTGTATTTCTTGTATTGGAATTTTACCTGGATTCATATCACCTTCAGAAGTAAAACTTCTTCCAATAATACTACCTGTTTGGAAAAACATGTTTAAAGCTTCTTGTGGGTTGTAATTTGTACCGTTACCTAAGTCTATTTCAGCTAAACCATCTGCATCTAAATAAACACCATCAGGTGTCATACGCGCCATAACTTGTTGTATTTTTAAATGCGTAAGTTGTATCATATCAGCAAAACCTGTAATACGTTTAACAAGTGAATCAATACGGCCCTCGTACATACGTGGTGCTACAATAGCGTAATTCATTTTAACTTTTGTAAAATCACTTTTTGGCCTCATCATATTTTTAGCCATTTGCCATTTTAAAAGTTTTTTAGTACCTAGCACTAGAGCTCCTTCATATAGCGTTTCCATTTTTCTAGACTCTTTACTAAAGTTTTCACTATCTTGTGGATCAAAACTATCATCTTTTTCAATAGCTTTATCAGCGCCGCTAGCTGTTTCTTTAATTTTATAAACCTCGCTCATGTAAGTTTTATAATTAAAATAAAGTACGTCTATTTTATTTTTATCGTGATCGTTTTCTCTATACCTATTATTTTCATATTTATTATAACCAGATCTACCTTTGTCAACTATTTCTTGTAAATCTTCTTGTGTTAATTGTGGAAACTCTTTTATTAACTCGTTTATAGGTATTGTTTTAACTTCACCAACATAATATATATCTTCAAAATAAGGATCCTCGGTATGCGAGTATATTAAATTAGCTGGATCAACATAATCTACAGTAACACCCTCTGCTGTGTTAAAATTAGTTTTAGTAGCGCCAATACCTAAAACAGCTAGATCATAATAAAATCTCTTTTTTGTAAGCTCATATCTATTACCTTCTAATAATGTATTTAAAGCTTGTTCTTCTGCTATTTCAACAGCTTGTTTATAATTAAGCTGCATATGTAAATCTAGCTCTTCCTGTGAATCAGGCAACATTGATGGATCTGTTTCAAACAAATCTAAACCAAATTCTGCCTTAACCATTTCTTTTAAGCTTTTAGTTCTCATATCAGACATTATCTGATTCATGTATTCTGTACGTTTACTAACACCAAAAGGATCTTGAGAATAAGCTTTTATATCATACGTTCTTTCAGCAATACCGTTTACAACTATATCTACAAACTTAGATACAATAGGTACTGGCTTCCAGTCTAAATTTAAATAAGATAAATCACCGTTTATAGATAATTCGTCTTTATATTTTTGTACTGACTGTTCTCCTCTAGCGTATAATCTTAGCTGATGAAAATTATTTCTGTTATTGTCATACCTACTAGTTTGATTATCTTTATCAAACCACTCACCTTGTATGGCCTCTGCAACCTTAAGCCCATACTCATAGCTTATTTTTTCAGCATCACTAACAATTTGACTTGGAAAATTATACCTCATATTATTCTTTAATTATTTTAGACATACTGCCTTTGTTGGAATACTTAGCAATATGTATATTTAATTTTGGTTTTTCTATTTTAGCATTTGGCGCGTATAAATGCCTGTTGTTAGCCATAATAGCTAAACCACTACTTATAGTTGCATCATGCTTTGTTCTTTTGTTTATATCAAATCTACCCCAATCATTTAGTAATTCATTAAAATATAAACTACCAAAAGTTCCATCTTGCTTCATACCTACGTGATCTTGTATATACATTTCAACAGCAGCCGCGTGAGCTTGCTTTATATCTTCACTAGAGTTTGGTATGCCACCTATTTCTTTTTCCGCTGTAGATAACTTGTTCCAAACTTTATCTGGTCTATTCATACTAAAACCTCTATATCCTCTACGTCTTAAATAGTATAATAATCTTGGTTTGTTGTTCTCTGCAAGTATTGGCATGCCATAAAACACTAATGCCATTAAAACATCTTCAAAGAATATTTCAGCCGTAGGTGGTCTTGACAAGTATTCTAAAAAAAAGCTATTCGCAGGAGCGTCCTCCATACTAAACTTGGTTAAGCCGTGTAATGCTCCTTTAGATCCTACACCATCTACGGTTCCTGATATATCATAAGAGTCACAACCAAATGCTCCCATGTGTTCATTACCAGGATATTTTATACCGTTTTTAATTACTATTTTGTTTTGCAAATGTTGAGGTGGTACCCAACTAACTTTAAATCTACCTTTTGGGTCTGGATAAAATATTACACTTGTATCTTTAATACCATTAACCCATTGAAAGTTGCCAGTAGTAATACCAAGAGATCTACCCATTTCCTCATTGTAATCTATTTGCTCGTATATTTTTATAAGATTAAATATACTATTTTTTGTTTCATCTCTAAATGCATGTTCTTCAGTACGCGGAAACTGTCTGTAAAATTCATTTAAAGCATCTTGGTCTCCTTTTAAGCCTTCAGCTTCGTTTTGCCAATGGTCAATTACACCTATATCTATTAGTTCATCCTCTGGGGCAAGCACGTCCATGTCAGGAGTATTGAATACTGGAACTCCGTACTCATCAATAAATCCTTCGTAGTTCCATTCCATTGGGATAAACAAAGAGTATAAACCAGACTTCGTCTGACCATTTCTATTTCGCTGCGTGACATCTGAAGCATTGTATA